AAGTGGCGAATTAAGTGTACAAGATGGTACGGATATACTTAATGAACTAAAAGATGTTCAAGCCCAATTAAAAACAGCCGATGCCGAAATAGCGGTACGTTATTTGGTTGAAGCAGTTAGCACACTTAGCAGCCTATAATAAAATCTAAAGTATTCAAAATACACATTAAATAATTTAATGAAATTAGTATTTTGTTTACCAGGTGATTACTTCAGTAAAAATTGGTTGGCTGCTTGGAATGATACAGTCAAGTCATTACATAGAAATAAAATAGAATACGAAACAGTCAACGCATATACACCTATAATATATAATTGTAGAAATTGGTTATTAGGTGGTAGAGGTAGACCAGATAAAACATTTAAACCATTTAATGGACTAGTAGAATACGATTGGATAATCTGGATAGACAATGATTGTATTTGGACTCCCGAAGATTTAGGCAGACTAATAAGCAATAATGATCATAAAATTGTGTCTGGATTTTATATGCAATACGATAATAAAACTTACGCGCAGGCAATTAAATTCAAAACAAAAGAAACTGGCGACATTACACATTTACATTGGATAGAAAGAAATCAACTAGATACAAATAGTGATAGAATTAAGTTAGGCGCAAGTGGTATGGGATTCATGGCAGTTAAAGCAGGCGTATTTGAGTCAATGGAATTTCCTTGGTTTGAACCTATTAACCATGAACATGAAAATAGTTTTTTATCTGAAGATGTTGCTTTCTGTCATAAAGCATCAAAGTTAGGATACACTATTTGGGGCGATCCAAAGATTCAAATCAAACACGAAAAAACTTGGTTACTATCAGGTGATGAATTATATGGCACACAACCAAAACCTGTATTAATAATAAAATGAACAATCCTCCTAAATTTTTATTTTTAGATACTAATTTGCAATGTAATCTTAAATGCAAAACATGTATGTATTGGACTAGAAAAGAAGTAGTATTGCCTACTCATATTACTATAGAACAGCGTAATGAAATCATTAACGAATTCCATGAATTGAATCCTAATGGTAAGATTGTTATATGTGGAGGTGAAGCATTGATGAATCCAGAAAGATATTGGCCTATCACTAGACAATGCAGAGCGTTAGGGTTAGGTTGTTTATCAGTCATGAATGGCACAATGGTAACTGATTTAAGTTTTGCTAAAAGATTAATCACTGAAGGCCCAACTGAAATTACAATATCATTGAATAGTTATAAAGCAGAAGTACACGATTCAACTAGAGGCATGGTTGGTTCATATGACATGGCTGTTAATGCTATTAAGTTATTATTAGAGGCAAGAAAGTTATCAAACAAAACAACTCCAATATACGCAATGTCAGTTATGTGTGAGCAAAATTATAGAGACTTAGATAAGTTTTATGATTTTGTATTAAATGAGTTAGGCGCAGATAAACTAAAACTAAATTGGCTTCAACCAATGTTCGGCACATTGATTGACAAACAAGGTCAACAACGAGCAGATAAGTTTTATGAAAACAATGTGATTCGTGACCATGTAGAATTAAAAAAGATACTACATAAATGTAATAAGAAATATAAACTTAATTTAGATCCAGAATATATTGATACAGTAGAAATGTATCACGATAGTGTACATAAAAACGAAGACGCATTATTGGGTTGGAATGGTAGAGGAACTGAAAAATTAATTTGTAATAGTTTCAACAGAAACATCATGGTTGACATGGATGGTGTAGCACGCCTATGTTTCTCACATAAGTTCCCAGGATTTAAGTTAAACAAAAAGGGCGACTTAAAATTATTTTGGTATGGCACTGATATGGTAAGAAATGTTATGGCAAAGTGTAATCAATACTGCGGAATAAGTCATAGTGTGCGTAGAGTTAATGCTACATTAAAAACACCAAAAACAATATAAAAAAATCTATTTTCGCCAATAGGTGATAAATAGTATTGACACATCAATAAGTTATGTATATAATTTATAAAGTGTGTTAGTTGTCTCCGACAACGACATATAAAACACATTTAGGCTCAACATAGGCACATTTTACAAGGAGAAAGACAATGGCTAGTCTAGCAGAAATTCGCGCACGTATCGCTGCGCAGCAAGATAAATCACAAAACAAAAGTTCAAATACTCAATCAGATAACGCAGTTTATCCGTTTTGGAATATGGACGAAGGTAGCACTGCTACAATTCGTTTTTTACCAGACGCAGATTCAAAGAATGAATTCTTTTGGGTAGAACGTCAAATCATTAAACTTCCATTTAATGGAATCAAAGGCGATATTAATTTAAAACAAGTAATTGTACAAGTACCATGCGTAGAAATGTATGGTGACAATTGTCCAATTCTTGCTGAAGTTCGCCCATGGTATAAAGATGAAACTCTTAAAGACATGGCGAACAAGTATTGGAAAAAGCGTAGTTATATCTATCAAGGATTTGTTCGTACCAATCCAATTGGTGAAGATACTACCCCAGCTAATCCAATCCGTCGTTTCATTTTGAATAGCACTCTACATAACATCATTAAATCAAGCTTGATGGATCCAGAGATCGAAGAATTACCAACAGACTACACACGTGGCTTGGATTTCAATATTAGAAAAACAACTAAAGGTAATTATGCTGATTATGCTACAAGTAGCTGGAGTCGCCGTGAAAGCGCATTGACGGAAGTCGAACAAGCAGCTATCGACTCACATGGGTTGTTTACTCTAAGCGAGTTCTTGCCAAAGAAACCAAGTGAGGCAGAATTGCGCATTATGAAAGAAATGTTTGAGGCAAGTGTAGATGGACGTCCATATGACACTGATAAATGGGGTGCGTATTATCGTCCGTTTGGTGTACAATCGCCTTCTAACAACAACGACAATAATCAACAAGCAGCAGCTACTAAACCTGCGGTTGTTGATGAGGAAGACGATGCTCCAGCAGCAAGTAGTCCAGTTGTTGTACCAAAAGCAACATCAAATGAGAAGGCCAAGGCTCAAGACATCTTAGCGCAAATTCGCGCAAGACAGGTTAAAGCCTAATATAAGAGGGGCAGTAATCCTGCCCCTTTCTCAATGAGGAAAATCCCATGACATTACCTAACGAAAGATTCCGTGCGTTAAAGCATGGAAAAAAATTATTAGAAGAACTTTGCGATCCAGGTAAAACTCCTCGCGTACCTTCAATTATTCGTGACCGTGCGCGTAGCGTACTACGACATTATCCTAGTGATTATGATTTAGAGCGTATTGCTGAAAATTGTCCGGAATTGCTTGACAGAGAAGACATATATGTTAAACTACGAAAAGCAAAGTAAAAATGAAATATTTAAACAAGGAAGTATATAATTAATATGGCAACGAAACCATTTGACGCAAGTAAATTTCGTAAAAGCATTACTAAGGCTATTGATGGACTTAGTATTGGTTTTAACGATCCCACAGATTGGATTAGCACAGGCAATCACGCATTAAATTTTGCTATTAGCGGTGACTTTAATAAAGGTGTACCGCTTGGTAAGGTAACTGTGTTTGCAGGTGAATCTGGTAGTGGTAAAAGTTATATCTGTTCAGGTAACTTAGTACGTCACGCACAACAACAAGGTATTTTTGTTGTGTTGATTGATACTGAAAACGCACTTGACGAACCCTGGCTACACGCATTGGGCGTTGATACAAGTGAAGATAAACTTCTTAAACTCAACATGGCAATGATCGATGACGTTGCTAAAACTATCAGTGAGTTTATGAAAGAATACAAAGCAATGGCTGGAGATGATAAACCAAAAGTATTGTTCATTATTGACAGTCTTGGTATGTTGTTAACTCCAACTGATGTTAACCAGTTTGAAGCCGGTGATATGAAAGGTGACATGGGTCGTAAGCCCAAAGCACTAACATCATTAGTTCGTAACTGTGTTAATATGTTTGGTAGTCACAACGTTGGATTAGTTGCTACTAATCACACATACGCAAGTCAAGATATGTTTGATCCCGATGATAAGATTAGTGGTGGTCAAGGCTTTATCTATGCTAGTAGTATTGTTGTTGCTATGCGTAAACTTAAATTAAAAGAAGATGACGATGGCAATAAGATCAGCGATGTACGTGGTATTCGTGCTGCTTGTAAAGTAATGAAAACACGTTATGCTAAACCTTTTGAAAGTGTACAAGTAAAGATTCCATATGAAACAGGTATGAATCCATATTCAGGTTTGTTAGATATGTTTGAAAAGGCTGGATTACTTACAAAAGAAGGCAACCGTTTACAATATGTTACAACTGATGGCGAAGTAATCAAATACTTCCGTAAAGGTTGGGAAAGCAATGAAGATGGCTGTTTAGATAAAGTAATGGCAGAATATAGTTCAACTAAGATAAGTAATAAAATTACGGAGGAAGTTGAAGAATGAGTATTGAAGTTGTAGCAGAAATTTGGAATGAGTTAAAATACGATTTTGATGAAGTTACACAACGTGAAGCAGCTGGTAAAATTATTGATGTGTTAGTTGATTATAACTTTGACTCTAGCGAAATTAAACAAGCATTTCGTGGTGACACTGTTATGATGGCAGCACTAAAAGATTACAACGCTGAACATGAAACCGATGACGAAGAATATGATGAAGAATATGACGAAGACGATTATTACGAAGACGAAGAAGA